GATCCACCGTTTCCGTTTCAGAAGATCCTTGCTTCTTGTTTTCTGGATTTGCTCTCCATGACCAGGGCATAAAAAACTCAGGTTCGTCGTCCACATATCTACGGGAAACTTCATTCCATACCAGACCCACCTGATGTTTCACCAACTGTCGCGCAACAAATATAGGCGCCTTGATTCGGAACTGTGCCGTACAATGCCCAAAGGGAGTCCAATGATTATGTTCCGCAAGAAACTTTATTAGATTTGCATCCCCCTTCTTGAATTCATCTGAACACTTATTAAAACTCACTCGCGCAGCATTCGCAACAGTCAAATCAGAGCCCATATGGTCAATCATTTCAACATTCATATCATTAATCATATATTACACCGCTTCCATTCATTCAAAGTTGCCGTCGCAGATAGGCCCGACCATGTGTTCGTATTTATAGTCTTGACTATCTGGTCTTGAGACTTTCCGGCAAGAATCATATCATTAATATCTTTTTCTTTTACTGTTTCCGGCCAAACACAAACCTTGTATCCGGCATCAATCATCTTTGCCATGCGCTTGATAATTTCCTTGTTTCGAGGCTCGTTGTCAAACACCAGAATGCACTTGTCTGTACGGACGACATCTTCCAACTTTGCGAAATCGGCACCGGCCACGGCAATGCAATTAGGCAGGAACAGAGAATCAATTGGGCCCTCCACAACAAGAATGGGTTCCCTTGAATTCCTCTTGAGATGTTCCAATCCAAATATCATTGGAGCAGTATCATCCAGGCGAAATGCAAGATACCGAATGTTTGCGGTCGCATTGATGGCTCTTGCTGTCAGTCCGATGGCATTTCCTTTACGATCAAAGAAGGGAAGAATTAACCGAGCCTGATTCCCATTAATCCTTCCATGATATTTCGTGTCCACCTTTTCAAGGCCTTTGTCATCATGAATAAAATACATTCGGTCATGAGCAGACTTAGGAATCCTTCTTTTGTTCGTAAACAAAAAGACATTATGATTCACCGGAATTCTGTCAAGTCGTTGGGCGCCCAGGACAGTCTCGAAGTAATCGGAATCTATCTTTTTTGGTTTATTATGATTTTTCTTTTTACGTTTACTGCCCTTGGGAACAAAACGGCTGTCGCCCTTTTTGAAACCTTCAAGAAGATATTTCTTATATAGTTCATTATCAACGTGCCTAATAAGATTACCCAAAGAACGAGTATCCCCACAATTATGGCACTTATAAATGTAACCCGATCTATCAGAACTCGGGTACAAATATCCTCTAGCCTTGTAGCTGTTTTGTTCAGAGTCGCCACAAATGGGGCACCTGAAATTGTAGAGGGCATTTGTTTTTTTCTTAAACTGCTCTAGTCGAGGGGACAGTATACCAATATACTTCTCATCCACATAACTCATAACGAAACTCCATACTATTATATTATAATGCTACTACCAAACTTTCAATGCCTCGCAATGCTGTTCCTGTCTTCCGAGAGCATATATTAAATTGTAAAACTGTTCCTGGGTAATTATCTGCTGCAATTCTATGATTGCCTCTTGACTCCACTCGGGACATTTCGGCGGGGCTGCAATAATTTTAGTCGTCTTCCCGCACGTTGCCGAGCCCAGAACGCTTCCTAATAGAATCAATAAGCCGCTGACCTGTAGGAATCGCTTTCCGTAAAATAAAATTTGTTGCCCTAGTCCTTTTTTCGGCGTCTTCATGTATTTCATTCTCAACCTCCTGTCTTCCCATTTTCTTATATGCATTCATCATATATGTAATTATTCCAACAACAATCCCCACAACGACAGAAACAATAATTCCAAATGTCCATCCCATATATTTTAACCCTTTCGTTTTCTAAGAGTCATCATAGTTCCATATGTTGAATCTTTAATAACAATACCCTTTCCTGGGTTCTTCAATCCATATTCACGAATTTCCAATCCAACCGGATCATTTCCTACACTCCTTACATAATGATCATATCTTCCTTTTTCACCTTTACACTTCATGAAGACATTAGAAGAAACCTCAAAAACATTATCACCCGCAAAAATTTCACGCTTCTTCTTCTTTTTCGTTGGTCCGGGCGGCTCTCCAACCATCCCGCCCTTTACGCTTCCAACAGTAGTTGATGGAACCACACTTTCCTCCACATCCGTAATAAATTCTTGAAACGTCTTTGGCATTTTATAAATTCCTTAATTGATTTGCTATTTCTTCTGAAATAAGAACATCAGAATTTAATATATTTTTTCCACGAATCATATCAACAGTTTTTGGCATACGCGCCAAATAAACTAAGAAGGTCTTTAATATAAAATGTTTATCAGAACTTATTTTTAAAAAAAGTATTCTTGTTGCTGCATACGGATCAAAAACATTATAAAAAGAAATAATATGATTAAGAATTAGTCTATGTTTTAACTCTCCTGTATTTGTATATCTATTAATCAATCTCTTGATATATTTTATACGTTTTATATCATCATCAAATTCTTCCATATCTAAACATTGAGGATTATCATATGACACAATTATATATGCATTTATATTTTTGTCCGTCAAATTCTCAATCATTACACTCTACATATTCTAATGCTTTACTTGATGTTTAGATTGATGTACTCTCCCGACCTCCTGGCCCTTATGTTTCCCGCCCATCGTTGGATCTCCCCCGCGAGTGCCATATTTCTTATATTCTCCGCCTGCCATTGATGCATTTGCAATACATGCAGAGAGATACCGGGATGCTGCCTGAATTGGAGTCATTCCTTCAATATATAGCACCCTACTTTGAAGGGGGTCGATATATGCATGTGGATCTTTTCCTGCAACCAAAGCCGTGAATTCATTCATCCATTGCTCTCGGAATGCCTCTTCTTCTTTATTGCTATACTGAAAAACAGTATCAAAAGATGCCTCTAAGGTTTCTTTAAGATGTTTTCGCTGCTCTCCAATAGAAGGATTGACTTTGATGTCTTCCTTCTTCTTTGATAATTTTATCTTTTTGGACTCAGCAGAAGTCTTGCGAACTGCTTTTGAAATTGCCTTTCGCTTCTTATGAAGAAATTTGTCAGAACCATCAACATCACCATCATTGTCAATGTCCTTGTCCTTGCGATTTGCAAACTTCTTCTTGGATGCCTTTGGATTCACAGAATCAAGAGTTTCCTCATCATCATCCTCTGGAAGTTGTTGGGAAACCTTTTTAACAGCTTCACCCTTCTTCTTCATTTTACTATTTTGCATTGCTTTCTGATCCACATAATCCTTTAACACGCTACTTACTGCGTCAGAAAGATTCTTGGATACCTGTTTATGCCATGTGGACATTTTATTTCTCCTTCTCTCTATTTATTCTTTTCTCCATATACCTTCCATGCAGTTGCATACAAAACCTTTTCCCACTTTGTACCATATCTTTTTTTAAACTTTTCTTTATTTCCCTTAATAAACTCTTCTGCATCTTTTCCTGGCGGGGCTGCTTCTGCCCAAGAAATGAGTGATTTGATTTGTGCCGTATCATCCGGCTGACCGGGCGTATCCTTACAATATCTATCTGACATTTCTTTTGTTCCCCATTCCGCTGGTGGTAATTTCACTTCTTTTACAATTCTAGTATTATTTAGTCTATTTTGAATGTGTGAATCCCAAATATCAGAATCTAAATCATTTCTGGATCTGCCGCCCGCAATAAATGAATTAACACGATCAAATGCATACTGCTGTGGCGTTTTGTCTCCATATATAGGACTCGATATTAATCCCCTCAGATATATCTCCAAAAGAGTTGTATATTCAAATCCAGACTTTTGAGCGCGTTTTAATAGAGCATCTCGCTGACTTTCTTCAAAATAATCATTATGAAGTAAAACCAAAAGCCTATTATATAGAAGATTATCATCATTTACATACTGCAAAACTTTTGACGTCACATTAAAAATCCGATCTCGAAGCTCTGGATTCGGTCCAGACGATTTAAGATTTTTAAATGCTCTTTGAGTAAGAGGAATTTCTTTGGTTTGAACAAGACCAAATCGAAGAAGTCTATTAAATTTAGATCCTTTAATAGAATTTACTGCATGTATTCCTTCCATCATCATATAAAATTCTTCTGTAATCTTCATACCATTTCTAATGGCATTATATAATGCCCTGGGGTTCTTTATCGGAGAACCCCTTCTAAAAGAGGTATAATCTCCTTCGGCGGCAGCTTTTCTCATCTTGGATGCAGACATTCCAGACACATCTTCTGCATCTGGATCGCGTTCTCCTGCCGAAATGATTTCTATATTTTCAAAATCATATTCTCTCCCATTATAATGATTCAATAATTTTTTCAAATCCGCAGCACGATCAGAACCAACAACCAACGAAACCTCTGTATATTTCTTCTCCAGAAATTTCATCACATCTACTATGGTTCTTATTGTAGGGCTTCCATTGATATTTTTTGAATGCTTTGGAAATGATTGTCTGAGAAACTTTACCTTTGTTCGGAAAGTAAGAGGATTCTTCTTGGGATCATTTGACTTGGATGCAAAAATGGCATAGTCGGCAGAACGAGCCTTTGCCTCTTTTGCGACCCGTTTCATGACTACGCCGTGCCCTATCGTTGGAGGATTAAATCTTCCCCATGCAAATACTACTTTTTTTCCCATAGCAGGTTTCCCTTAGCCTAACTGCTTTTGTTTATCCACGATTCCTTCATATTTAGGAATCCCAATTCTTTATTGCAGTAAAGTTTTGATATGAAAATTCTAACCTATCTACTAATTTTATAATCTTTCCCAGTTTATCAACTGCCACAAACCCCTCATCCCCTGTCACCTTAAGGCCTGTTTTTGTCTTAACAAATGTCCTATATTTGTTTGCTCCACTATCCAATTTACGAACAATTACATTTTTTGCATTCACAATATAAGACTGACATTCCACCAAGGCAACCAGAGTATTCCTCACCTTCCGAATAACTTTAAGATGCTCCTTCTTTATCTTCTCTTTGGCATCCTTTGCCTTTTGTGTTTTTATAGAAGCAATATGTGTATCCCACCATGATTCAAAATATTTAATATACTCAGTCACATGACTTCTTGGATTTGATATTGCAACCCCAGCACGAACCTTTGTATTATTAAAAGTTTTAATAGAAGACCCAATTGCAACTGAAGGAATCATATTCTGCATCCTAAGAAATAACGCCAAGTCCTTAGATTTTATTTTACGAAATGATTTTCCTGCACCAGAGAGATGACGATTTAAATCTGTAATCTCTTTTGGAGTAAACAAGACACTTCCCGTCAAATCATGATAGTTCGCGCTGTCATACCATACACTCTTTGTCTTCCTTAGTCCAGAAACATTCACACCAATTGATGCCGTCATGTCGGGCAAAGTTTCGCCTGTATATGTGGTATGCCAAACGACTCCCATTTTGGCTGCATTAATTTTCTTGGCCATATCGGAATTTACAGGAACCGCATAAACAATCGTGTTTGGCTGAAAGGTAATATGATCTTCTCCATCAATTTTTTGTGAAGATATGTCATCCTTGGTGAACATCATATCTCCCTGAATTACGCCATTGATTCCTAATTTTGATAATTCTTTCAAAGCAACCTTCAACTTATCTGCAAGCCCGCCCGAATATCCATACTTCTTTAGGTCAGCATTAGACTTAATCAATTTTGCATTCTTTGCAAATACGCCCTTTGTTCCCACAAAGAACTTCCCGTCTTCTGGGTCCGTTCCTGCAAATACAGCCGGAGCGCCATCCCACTTGACATGAAGGTCTACTTTTTTTGCTGCATTGCCAGAAAGCATATCACGAATAGATCGAATGAAATTGATTCCAGAACGAACCCCATCAATACCATACAGAAACACAAGATCTTCAAGATGTTCAAGATGAAGATTTTTGGATGCGTCTTCTGTCAGATATTGATTAAATGAATACATTATTTTCTTCCGCCTTTATACTTCCTATTTATTTCTTTCATCAAACTGCCCTTGTCATTTTTTCCAGTTCTTATGGCAAAATAAAGCAAATGTTGTAAAGCCTCTCCTACGGTTCTTCCCTTCAGGCCAATCGAAGTCAAATCTCGACCGGACACGTTCAGTTGCTTCAAACTATAGGGAACTTTTTTCTGTTTCATTATTGCCAGTCTGTCAGAAGGAATATATTTCTTGCTGGCCCCAGCAGCAATTGCAAAAGCATTAAGATTTTTGAGAACATTCCCAGACAGAGTTATATCCTTACGGATCATCTCAACAAAAGAAACATCATCCATATTAAACCCTCTTTCCTTATACTTTATCACAGCAGATATTGCCGAAGCATCATCCTTAGAAATCCTCATTTTTGATGTAGCAACTTTGGCAGCATTTTCTGCTCCATAATTTGGCCCGAGCATCATTGCCAGAAATGCCGGGAATGCAGTTTTGTCCAGTCGGTTCACTATCTGAGAATTAATATTATTTCTTTTGGCTTTAGAAAAGATATGTTTCATTATTCCTGTTGAAAACAGATAGTCAATGCCAATGGTCACATTGGTTGATTTCTCAAACATCTTCCTAAATTCTTCTTGAAATCTTTCGGCTGCTATTGTTTTGATGCTCTTTGCATTCTTTTGTATTTCTTTGAACGTCTTTTTTTCTATCGTAAAATCAAATCGGGCTGCAAACTGGATTGCTCTCAACATTCTCAATGGGTCTTCTTGGAATGCACGCGGGCTAATCATTTCTACTTCTTTATTGGCAATATTCAATTGCCCCTTTCCCTTTACGTCATGTATCTTTCCCGTTTCCACATCCTTGGAAAGAGCATTCATCCAGAAATCTCTTCGCATTTGATCTTGCTGAAGAGTAATTCCCTTTCCTAATTTGACCTCAAATTCTTTATGCCCCTTTCCTGTACTCTTGGAATCTATTCC